GACGACCATTTTTATGCGCCCATTTGTGACCATAGTTCCAACGCTTTTTTGCGTTTTTGGACACACCAATATAACCTTCCGTCGTCATGTCGGAATGGTGTGGTGCTCGAATCCAATAAACTTGTGTAGTCATTTTGTGTATCCCGATATATTTGGCGCCAGATATATGGGCGAACGATCTCTTTCCTCAAGCTCAGCCATTTGGAAGTACTTCTCAGCTTGTCCTTCAAGGTACTGAATACGAGCAATGTCAATTCCAGGCAACTCAATACTCATTTGGTGAGCCAACATAGACTGAATAGCCAACATCCAACGATCTGGTATTTCAAGCTGACTGGTAAGCGCACCCACATCCATGATCTGTCTTGAATACCAAATGGTTGCCTGCACAAAATACGTGCTCGGAACGGGCCAGAGATAAAAAGTAGGCTGTGGAATCGTCCTATCAAACCAATACTGGTACGGCTGATTGGCTGTAAAGTTCTGGTTAGGCAAATTGGTGTAGTCATCACGGTTTAAGCGTGACATTTGAAGCAGTCTTGCGTTATTACCAAAGTAAAGTTCACGTAAAGATAGCGTTGTGCCACCAGTGGCAACCATTCGGTAATAGGTTACGTTCTGTCCAGGGTCAATATCTTGCCAAATCCACTGTTGATCAGTCACAGTAACGCTTGAACCCGTATAAAGAGTCGTCCAAGTATTGCCATCAGGTGAACTTTGGAACGTGTAGCTCCAAGTTTGGCTACCACCACCAGAAATATAGGGCATAAAGCCTATAGAACCGATGTAATTTGGGTTATTTGTACCGTAATAGACCTGAATATTGCCGTTAGCTGATGTTTGTTGGCAATATGTGGTTACATCTCCGTCATAAACATTAGCAACTGTACCGCCTGCGCTTGAACTGTAGCTACCAGATGGACGATCCATCGTGCGATACAAGCAATTTAATATGTCATTGGCGCCGTTAGGTAGGGAATAAATGTATTGGTCAGCATTTAGACCCATAACAAGCTTATTCACCGCCCAGTACTGAATACCCTGGTTAATCAGGTTAGACAGAATGTAAAAGAGTGACTCTTTGGCAGATTGTGTCTGCTCATCCGTCAATTCCTCAGCAAATTTACCCGCACGACGGGCACCGTGATCTATTAATGTCTGAACATTAATGACTGTATTGCCAACGGTTCCTGAATATGCCATTTTCTACCATCCCGAACAATGCCATCTCTTAAGAGATGCTTTAGCTCTTGGAGCATCTCCTTTGGAGTGCTCTACCACACCTGACATACGGGCACAGAATGAGTCCTTACGTGCGCCTCCTTGGGGCTGTGGTGCCTTTAAATGGCTTCCAGTCTCACGGTTGTACTTCTCTCTGCCCTTTTCTGTTAATCCTGCGCCTTTAGATACGGGCAACTTCTCACCCCTACCCACAGCAAGACTTACTCCCCCGTCTTTTTTCTTAGCTGTTTTAGCTGACTGAATAAAAGCTTCAGCCGTTGGAGCGCCTTTTGAGCCAGGCTTACGCATGTGTTCTTTAGATCCATGAGCTATCCTTTCTTGTTTAGCATGAATATTGGCATAGAGTCCACCTTTAGCCATCTTTTTCCCCTCATCAGCCTTGACAAACTCTTTACCTACCTTTTGAGGAACGCCACCAAACCCACCTTTTGTGTGAGCGGCGGCTTCCATCAGCCTATGTTGAGCAGGTGATTTGCTTGGCATTATGCTTGTGACTCTTGCCAGTTGAGACGAGCTACGACGGTGTTAGAAGCACCCGCATTGAGCGTTGTAGCTACGATGTACAGCACGTCTGGACCATCTGGGTACTGACCCGCTTGAGATGTTGGAACACTGTTAGATGTACCGCCACCGTTGGCAGAGTTACCAATCGCAGAAATGGATGCCAAAGGATAACCAGTTTGACCTGAGCTATTGGTGTAGAAAGCCGCAATTGACTCACCACCCGAAATAGTCACGGTATTGGTTGTGTTAACAGCAATCTGAACCAGTGAACTGGTGTTTGTACCGCCTTGAACGGGAGACACAAACGATCCAGAGAATGCTCCAGAAGGTATACCGTTGAGCACCAATTGAATTAGATAGGTCGTGTTGGTCACAACAGCAATCTCATTCAACTGCAACTGTAGACGGTTGATAATTTCTTTAACACCAAGCAATCCAACAGTACCGTTATCCACGGATGGAGCCAAGCGAATAGCCATAATTGGCACGTTTGCTGTGCTGTTAGGGCTAGTCAAAGCGGTCAACATACCGTAGTTGTAAATAGCGGATACGTCTTGGTTGAATCCACCATCCATCACCACTGAAGAACCCCAGTGAGACAACATCGCCGCAGAATCAGGAGTCGCATATTCAACAGCCACAGGAGCAGTTGCAGAATATGTGAATGCCGTAGCCGCAGATCCACCAGTTGTACCACGAGTCAAACCAGTGAGTTGTGGATAACCTGTTGATGAATTAGACGCACTTGTTATTCCAGTGTATGTGAAATACTCAATAACACCAGATGTACCGTTACCAATAAATCTAGCAGTACCACCTGCGGGGTTAAATCCTGCTGTACTCAATACATTGATTGTTGTATCTGTAGATGCAACACTAGATGTAATTGATGTAATTGGTAATACACCATTTTGCTCATAATGAGATGGTAAATTACCAGATCTCATGTAAGCAGTGTAGTTTACGTTATTGTTTTGGAAGTTGTAGATGTAAGTAATCGTTCCACCAGTGGTGCGAATACCAAATCGAGCCACACCCGCACCGTACCAAGAATAGTCAATGTAGAACATCTGTACTTTGGTGAGGTCAAGGTTATATCCAGATGGATTGGAAGCTGAATTAGAACCATCCAACACGTCATACCAAGCTGATTGCGGTACTTTTTGGTCAATAGTGCGTGAAACAATCGCATTAGCAATCGTAGTTCCACGGTACTCAGGGCTGATATACATGCTTGTATCGCTTGCAATGCTCAAAACCCTGTAAGACTGACCACGAATAACAATGTAGTCACCCACAACCAATTGAGTTGTAAACTGAGTACTTGACCCAGTCACAGCACCGCTACCGTTGGTTACAGATACTGTACCTACGATCTGGTTGATTGAGTTGCGATAAACCGCATACAGTGTTTGCCCATCATACTGGAAGAAAAGACCGTTTTGTTGATCAAAAAATCCAATCTTATTGCTTGCGCCGTACCAAGAATATGGACTTACGTGAATAAATCCACCCGTGGAAGTTGCAGGCGTTGCTGAAGGAACAATATTGTTCAGCGTTGTATAAGTAAAAGTTAACGCAGTGGGTACTGTTTTAACAACAAAAGTACCGTTATAAGCACTTTGATCAGCGCCAGTCACAACAATAACTGTATTTACAGTCAAATTGTGCGGAAATTTAGTCGTAACAGTAACTGTTGCGCTAGAAGATGTCAGTACTGGTTGCTGAAGCTGTGGTTTAAGAATTGTTCCAGTAGAAAATTGAATGCCCTTACCAGACTGGTAACGGAAATATCTACGGGTTTGACGCTGTAAAAGCTGATTAGGAATAGATGCGCCAACCGTAAAGTTAACAGATCCATCATAAGCGTGAGTATCCACATATCCCGCAGGACGTGCATACAGATTGCTTGAACCCGATGTATTAGCGATTGTGGTCGAAGGTGTACCGTTGATATTGGTGAACGTAAATGTCGTTGCTGTGGGCGTTGTAGCCACAATCTGAGGACCATTTATCGTCGTTGCTGTGCTTGGACCAGTTGTTCCAGTGATATAAATCAAAGAACCTGCTGACAAGCCATGTGGATAAGTGGTTGTACAAGTAACTGTTGATCCACTAAAAGTGAATGCTGTTGTTCCAGTTAAGTTAAATCCATATCCGCTATACAGATAGCCAAGGTAAACATAAGTAGAAGTAGCCGACCAACAAGTAGCTGTTGTGATTGGCTGAGCCATGTTTACAGTAATAGAAGTGGCTGTAGAACCGCCTCCAGAAGCTACCCAACCCCAACCATTGGCATTGGGATCAATTGCGTCCTCAATGAAGATTGGAGAGCCGTTTGGCACGTTTGAGGAGGTCATTGTGATGACCAACTGATTTGTTGTGGACTGATTACCCGCAATAGCTGATACTGGTAATGCGGCATTACCTAAGTAGTACAACGATGCGCGGTTGTTTTGCATCGAGGTTTGTTCCCACTTCGTACCTTGCTGACCATATTCAAAGTCAGTATCAATCAAGGACTGCGGTGTTGAAACACGCATCTTGTCTACTGGATCATACGCAGTAGAACGCTGTGCCTGCTGTAAACGAAGTTGGTTATCGGAATTGGATGACGGACCTGTATAGACTGAGATTTCAGACATATTTCACCTATTAAAGTGGTGGGAGCCTAAGCCCCCACCGATTTTCACTTTTTGGCTCTACCGCCGTGCTTTCTAACCATTGGAGGGTTCACAAAACCTCTTCCTGCACCTGCGCTTCTTGGAGTAATCCTTGAAGCTTCGATATAAGAAGCAGTGTCTCTAGCCCTTTGTTTGGCATCGGCAACGTCTTGTGGAGATACATCTCTCATATCTTAACCAGGAGCAAATTGCATCATCCTTTGATCATAATCAGATATAGCCCCACCGTGATCATAATGCTTTACCTTGCCACCCTTTTTGAAGGTACCAGATAAGCGTGTGATAGCGACGGGAGGAGATGCAGGCTTTTTACCTTGAGGCATAGCCACAGCAGAACCCTGTTTATTAACAGCGCCCCCCATGGCGAAGTGCTTTTTTGAAGCCTTGCCTCCGTGCTTGAAGCCACCCGCATTACCTTCCTTGACAGCGCCAGTAGTCTGCATACGAACACCAGGCTTT